ACGTAGACGGTTCCGCCTACGGTGAGTGCTCGAGCGGCGGCGAGGACGGTACGTTTCGGGGCGGCGGCGGTGCCAGCGTTGGTGTCGTTTCCAGTGAGTGCCACATATTGTGTGGCGGTGCCGGTCCCGGTCGAGTAGCGTGCCGCAAACTCTTTGTCGATCGGCGACCCTGCGGGCGTCGGGATCGGTGCGGGGATCGGTGCGGGGATCGGTGCGGGGATCGGTGCGGGGATGGGAGGTGGGGGAGCAGGGATCGGCTTCGGGACCGGTGCGGGGACCGGGTACGGGATCGGCGCCGGCGCCGACCGTCCGACCGCTGCGACAACCCGCGCGAGTAGCAGATCGGGGCGGGTCAGTTCGCCGTGAATAAAGCCCAAGATGTCCCCGAGCGGATACAGCTCGCCGTCGGCAAGCGGTATCACCACGCGCCCCTTGGTGTCAAGTTGTCCGCCGAACGCTTCCGCTAGCTCGTGTGGTGTCATGTCGCCCCTCCTGGTCCGGTCGCAGCATAGACGCGTAAACGCCCCCCAGTCTGAAGACTAGGGGGCGTTACGGCACGACACGCCGCCGAGGGGGGTAACGGCGTGTCTGCGTTCCGTCAGGGGGGACGGAAACCTAGTTACAGGGCTGCGAGTTGTGCGCCGGTCGAGTCGACGGTTGCCGTGTTCGCTAGCCGTTGACCCATCGAGTCTGCGGTGGTCGCTGAGGCTCGCAGGTAGTCCCAGACGGCGGCGGCGGCGGCGGCGGGGGTGAGTAGTGCGGTGCCGGTTGTGGCGTCCACTGCGACCCCGTAAGCAACCGACGATGCGGCCGGTACAGCGCACGTTCCGGTGAGGACACCGTAGATGGTGCCGGTGCGGACGTTAGCGGGGACAGGCACATCGACGAGCGAATCGGACGAGTACAAACGTACCGCTGTGCCGTGCGCGCCGGTCGTGTCCCTGAACTCGAAGTAGTTGTTCAAGATCGGCGACAACGCCACCTTCTTCGCGTAGAACGGCATCTGCCGATCCTGCGTGGAAGTGACGAACGGGCCGGTCATCGTCAACAACCCGCCGAGGATCGACTCGACAGCGGACTGCCCGGAGACACTGGTAATTGTCCCGGTGATCGAGCATGGCGAACTGGCGTTAGAGATGAGCACCGCCTGAGCGCCGGACCCTGCGGTCACCGCCCCGGTAATCGTAAACGCACTCGGGTTGGTGTTCACCACGACCGCCTGAGCCAAGTTCCCTCGGCCCGTGACAGCGCCAATGATGGTCACCGACGCCGGGTTAGATGTCGACAACTCGACGCCGTAGGTGCCGTTCGTTGTGCCCGAAGTAACGGTGCCCGTGATTGACAGATTGCCGGTGGACCGGAACGTGATTGCTCTGCCGTTCGCTGCCGCTCCCGTGCCGCCTACGTCCCCAACGACGGTCAAATGCCCTGTACCGGCGATCCACACTAGCGCGTTCGGGTTGCCAGTGTTCGAGCAAGTGATGTTGCCGTTGATGGTCAACGTGCCCGACGAAGTCGAGTGGAACGCCCCGACCGAAGCGCTTGCCGTCGCTCCCCCGGCAAGGTTCCCGGTGAGCGTCGCCGACGCAGTACCCGACAACAACCAACCGGCGGTCGACGCCCCGGACGTCCCAGCAGTGAACGTCGCAGCGGTAACGACCACCCCGGTATTCAGGACGAATTGTCCGCCTACAGTCCCGCCCGAACGCTGAGTAGTGTTTAGTGTCCCTGCGCCCACGTTGACTGACGCGTCAATCGTGACCGTCTTGCCGTCGGCGTGGATCGTGTCACCAGAAGCGGGGACAGTCGTCAACCCGTCCCATGTCGAGGCCGCGGACCACAACCCCGACGCGACCGCCCATCTTGTCGCCATTAGATGCCTGCCGCTTCGATGAACGCACGGACAGTGGCCCCGAGAATCCGCGACAACTCATCGGCACGAGGGTTCGCCGAAGTGGTCGTCGACACCGCCCGCTCGCAACCCTCGTCGGTACACAACACGACAGTGCCAACGGTTGTCCGACGTGCGGGAATGAGGCGCATAGCTACCGCTACTTCTTCGCCGGAACCGATCGCTGACACGGCGAGCGACACCGACCACAACCGGTAGCTGCGGCCATCGGCTGCCTCATACGGAACAGCTTTCTGAATAAGCATGGCAAGAATCCTTTAGGTGTAGGTGGCGGTCAGGTAGTTGACCCATTGGACGTTCGTCGCGGTGGTCACGGTCGCCGCCCCTGCGTTGCTTAGCGCGATCTTCTTGATGATCCACAATGCGGTCGTGGTAGCGGTCCCGAGTGGAGCGGAGCCGAAGTAGTCGGTGCCGTAACCGGTCGAAACAAATGCGTGTTGGCGTGCCCGAGCACCGCTGTCACCTTGCGGACCCTGCGCGCCCGTGGCGCCGTTAGCGCCAGCGGGTCCGGTCGACCCCGTAGCGATAACGGTCGAAGAGTCAACCGTCTGCACAACCGTCGTCGCCGCAGCCACCTCGACCGTCGTCGACTCGGCGACATAACGCACTGTCGTCGTGTCGGCCGCCATGTCAGACCGTCACATCTTGAACGACAGACACGCGCCCCGCAAGGATCGTCGTTTTGAACGTGCTAGCCGTCACCGTTTCTTGCAGATCCCAAAAGTATGGGAGGCCGGGGATAAGCGCCCCGGTCTGCCCGACCGTCAACGTGATCACGATGACACCCGTCGCCAAGTTCGTGAGGCTAATTGTGAACGCCGCGTCGGCGGTGCCGGACTCCGCCGGCTGCGCTCGGATCTGCGCATCATAAGTCCTGCCAGTCAACACAACCGGCGCAGAGTTAGCGTCCACAATCGTGATCGTGTGCGCGTAACTGTCGCGATGCACGATCGACAGGTTACGGACGCCGGGCGCGCTCATCGCTGCGTCGAAGTGTTCGCCGTCGCGAGCGCGAAACCGAGCAGCGCCGACACGGCCGACACCCACAGGGCCGCGAGCTCGGAAGTCGTCAACCCGTACGCGATCGCGAGCGGTTGCACGGTGAGGAGGATTCGGTACAGGTAGGCCCGTGTGGCTTCGTTGCGGATCATGGATGCCCTTTCGGTTCGGTCTGGCGGTGCAACTCGACCTGCACTTCGATGCGGTCGACCCGCTTGTGCAGCGGGATCGTGCCGTCGTTCGGGCCGAGGTGATAGTCGACAAGGTGCCCGGTGCGGGACGAGTCAACCGCCGCAGAGATCGCAGCGATGCTAACCGCCTGCACCGACCGGACCGCCCGTGCGATGACGTAAACAAGACCGATGATCGCCGACAACGCACCCGCGGCAACCCCGACCTGAACAAGCACCGACGTCTCCGATAGCACATAAGCGGCGGTCACGAGCCGAGCGCAATCTTTATACGCGCCAACAACAGATCCGGGCGGGTCAACTCACCGTGAATAAAACCGAGGATGTTCCCGACCGGGTACAAGTTGCCGTCTGCGAGCGGAATAACAATCCGGCCTTCGGTGTCGAGGCTGCCGCCGAACGCTTCCGCTAATTCTTGTCGGGTCATGTCTAGCACTTCCTCGGTAGGGTCGACCCATGTCGGATCTGATTCGACGTGCCACGGTTCGCCTAGCCCTGCAGCGTACAAAGGGAAGCATAGCCCGGCGGTTGCCGCCACACGGTGAACGTCCACCCACGGCAGCGATGCGCCGTCGGTGCGGTCTAGGTCGGCCGCTAAGCCCCGCTCGTGGTTCGACGTGCCGGGCTTAGCGGCAAGGTTCCCGCCTGCCAGATAGGCGGCATACAGCCGCTGCTGTTCGGCGTAGCTGCGCCGCCCGGACATCACCATAAGCCTGCCGCCGAACCGCTCGAGCAGCACAGACAAACGCGTCGCGAACGGTTCCGCCAGGTCAGGGTCGGCGCCCGGCAAACAATATGCGGCGATCATTACCCGACACCAACCCAATGCCACGAAAACTCGGGGGTGATGTTTGCCGAATTGGTTACATTCAATAAACCGCCCGACGATTGATACGCCACAAGTTCAACATAATCAGCGGCAGCCAATTTGTAATCACACGACACCGTCATAGAATGATCACCGGACGCAGAAAGCGCCGTGTCTGATAGTGCCGCAATATATGTTGCGCCATTCAACCTGATTCGGCATTCGCGGATACCTGTCGCGTTCGCGGCGTACGTCATATGCCCGGAGATGTGGTACACCCCGGCGCCGCCCGTCGGAGCGGTAAGCCGCCCAGTGTTCGTAACCGTCGAATGGCAGCCGCCGACGTCGTACCGTTCCGAATTGAACGTCAACGCCGTAAAGGTCGCCGTGGCAACAGACAAAGCCGCCGAGTTATAGACACGACACATCGGTTTCCCGTTACCCGAAGCCGAATCGCCTGCCAGCCACACAACATCATCGCGGACAAGGTCACCCCACGCCGCCGGCGGCGAAGTCCCCGTAGACGGGTTATGGGTTCCTTGCGGGTCACTGTATGCCATAAGTCACGACCAATAATCCGTTCCACCCCAATTAGAGGTACCCCAACGAAATGATGCTGTTGTGTATGCGGGAGCGCCCGTAAAAGACACATCCCATTTTCCTTCGGGAATGTTTATATCGTGGCCGATAGACGTTACCGACACTGTTTGCGTTATCGCAGTCCCGACAGGCGGGGTGCGTTTAATTGAAACAAGGTCGCCGAGTTCGCGCCCTAAAACTGTCGCATACCCTAGGGTAGACACGCCGTTTAGCGCACGTTGCGGATGGGCTTTCCAACCTTTGCCGCGTGTCGACGGGTCTGCATACCGGGCCACGGTAGCTTCTGCGACGTCTCTAGCCGCCGCCGTCGTCGGAAGTTGCGTCCGAAGCGACAAACTCCGCTGCGAGTACGCCGCTATCGAAGTCAAATTCTCTTTCTTTGCCTCACAATTAACCCCGGCGATAACAACATCGTTATAAATCAGCCGGTCGTCGTACTCAAGGCCGAACCCGGAGTAACGCACCGACGACGCCGTAGTGTCATCAGCGAACGTTACCGACGCGGAACCGCCCATGTCTGCCGTTTTCGGTTGGAACGTGATAACACCGGATCTGTCCACAAAGAGCCGTCCCTGATCGGAACGGGCGACCGACTGCAAATATGAGAGAGCGTTGCTGCCGCCCACGAACGCACCCACAGACGACGACGCTGTAGTAGTCGAGTACAACCCGGACGGCACCGTTAACAAATCGAGCACGCGGACAATTCTCGCGGACGCGGTTTCTGCTGCCCACCCATCACGGGTATCGGACAACGACAACAACTGCGCGGCCGTTAACGCTACCCCATGCCACACCGTCGGTTCGTCGATGATGAAATCGTGGCGTCGCCTAACAGACGAGATCGACAGACCAGACGGCCCGGACCCGATCGTTCCGTCTAGGACGGTAAACGAAGTGGACCCGGTTACAGCGGTAGCGAACGACACACCGTCTAGGTAAAGGGTTAAACCGGTGCCGTCGCGGACCATAGCCAGATAATGCCGGTAGCCGTCTACAAGTGTTTCGCCGGACGTTCCGCCAACCTGGGCCGAACCGCCCGACGTCGAAACGTAGCCGACGAACTGCCCGGTCGAAGCCACACCGACTCTGCAAACACCTGTTCCCGAATTGTGCCTTACGCCGACAGCCAATAGCGACACGTCGAACGCTACGACGCCGTCGTACGACTCAAGCAGGTCGGACACCTTCACGAACGCCGCCAAAGTCGTTTTGTTCGACGAATTGGGGCTGAACCCGAAAGACGCGACAGACGAAACCGTCACGTTGTCGTCGTAAGGGTCGATAACGTGCCGCGACGCCCCAGTGCTGCCCACTGCCAACGCTGCGGCTTCTGTCCTCAACCCGCCATAAGAAACAGTTGATTGGCCGATCAGGTCTGCCGGTTCCGTAGAACCCACATCAAACCAGCTAGTCGGGTTCAGCGAACGCACAACGGTTTCATATGCGGACTCGGGCAAATCCCATGTCGCAAGCAAACCGAACAAATCCACGGCTTGAACTGTGCAAGTAGCGTCGCGGTTATGAACCGGCCAATCCTGCCCCCATGACTGCACCACCCCACGGAACACCGGATACGTCGTCGCCGAATACACACCCTCGACTTTGATTTGGCGGCGAACCTTCACGTTCGGGTAATACGCCCCCGAAGCATAATCAGGGTCGAAACGGCGGTCAGTGTTCTCGAGGACTATTGTCGCTGTGCCGGCTTGGAAGTCGTCAAGCTCGTTACTGCGACCCCGGTTCGTACGAACCGAACGAACATACGCCGTGACATCCGTCCACGCCGGAGACGCCACCAACGGGCCATCAGCAAAAGCTATAGATACTTTGCAAGTCGCCGAAAGACTCATCCGGTGACCCTAATGGGAACGCTGCCGTTCGCTGACTGGTAAGCCAACAAGCCTTCTACGACAGCCGCCCCGAATTCGCGGCCGTTCAAATTCATAACAATTTTTGTTTCGGGGAGTGATTGGAACGCGTTCGCCGGGTCGTTTGAGAAACCGCCTGGCGCGAAATTGCCGAACCCTGAAATGTTCCTGATCTGTGCATAAATTTCGCTGATCTTAGAAAGGTAAGTGTCAAGGTTGCCTGTTTCGCCTGCCTGGTCGGCGACATTTTTTAGGTTGCCATAAATGGCGGCGACGGCAGCCGAAAACTTTTCGGGGGTGGTTTTCTCGTCTATAAGTTTTTGCAACCATTTGTCGGCTGCGGTCAAACCGTCCTCAAATTGTTTGTTTACGTTCTTGACTGAGCCGCCGAGCCCCGACGCCGACTCGTTCAGAGCGTCCTGGGCGTCGGCCAACGCCCGTTCCGAACCTTCAACGCGTCGCTGCGCCGCTTCGACCTGCTTGTTCGCTTCGGCAAGGTCCAGAGAACCTTCCTTGCCGCTGTTTATCAGGTCGTTTAGATCCTTACGGGATCGTACCGCGTCGATCTCTGCGGTGGTCACCGCGTCCTGAGCGGCGGCTACGTCCTGTTCGGCTTGCGCCAAATCGCCGGTAACCGACGGGTCGCGCTGCTCGCCCAACGCTTTCTCTGTGCGTAACAAATCTGCTTTCGCCCGGTTCAGTTGCACAATATCGCCGGTCTTTTCGGCGTCGACGAAATCGCGTTGAGCTTGAATATATGCGGCTTCGGCGTCGAGGAGCCCGGCCTTGTCAACCTCGCGCAACTTGTTTAGCCGCGACTGCGCGTCAGCCAAATCACGTTTCGCGTCTGCCAATCCACGCGTCGAATCACGCTCCGCGATCTGACCTAACGTAATTTCGTCCGACGTTGCCCCCAACCCGACAACAAAACGGGCGATCAACGATTCTTCTAGTTCTTTTTGCGAATCTGTTAAAGATCGTTGCGCGTCTTCTATAGACCGGTAAGCACGTTCAATCTTTTTTGCGCTTGACCCGGCGGAAGAACTGCCGCTTTCAAGTGTTTTAAAGAATGCTGATTCTGCCGAGTCGGCGCCGATAAGCGAACCAAGAAGCCCCGACGACGCTTTCTGCAAATCGGTCATCTGATCGGCGAGAAGTTTAGTGCCCGCTGCCGCCACCCTTGACTTTTCCCCCAATTCTAATTCTTTATCGGCGAGAGCTTTAGTGGCTTCCCCTTCGGCGACAAGCCGATTAAATTCTTCGTCACTCATCCCCCCGCCGAACAATTTCTTTAGAGGGTTAGAGGGGAGCGCTTTCACAAGGGCGCCGAGAACGCCGGCTAGTTTCCCGACCGGTTCGGCGGCGTCTTTTGCTGCTTCGGCTACTAGGCCGACGCCGAGCGCTACCCCTTCGATAACCGGTATCAGATCGCGACCGATTTTGACTAGTTCGGTCATGGCTGGCAGTAACGCAGTTCCGAGCTCGGCGCGTGCGTTTTCTAGTTCGGCGGTGAACCGCTGCTGCTGCCCCGCAAGCGTGTCAGACTCGCGGCCAAACTGGCCGGCGGTCTTCCCGGCCTGTTCTTGGATCAGAGACAAGGTTGCTTGAGCTTGAGCGTTCGTTAACGCCGCCTGCGTAGACGTGTCCAAGCCAGAAGCCAACACCCGTGCATCTACAGCCGCTTGCTTGACGCTGATCCCGTATCGTTCGATTGGGTCGCGTTCGCCACGTAACGCCGAACCGATAGCGGCGACAGCATCAGACGTTTTGCCGCCGAACGCCGCAGCTAGATCCGCTCCAACTTGCACCAACGAAATCGACGTCGAAGCCGCAGCGTCGTTAGTCAAACCCAAATTTTGCAAGAACGCGCCGAGCGTCGCAGCGCTCTGGCTGAAAGCCGCCGTTGACAAGCCGACAGACTGCGCCGACGTACGCCCAAAATCGTTTATCGTGTTCGACGCAGAACCGAAAATTGCTTTCACTGCGCCGGCGGATTGTTGCAAATCCGACGCGGCACCAATCGCGGATTCCATCTGCGACAGGGCGAACCCGCCCAGTTTCTGCAAACCGCCGATAACACCTTCGACCGCTGTGGTACCGACGCCGATGCCGGCGCCGAGCTTAAACGCCTCTTGGAGCTTCGCGATGCCAGACATCGACGCCGACGCCGACTGGTTCAGTTTCCCGAGGTCGCCACGCGCCTGCGCCGAATCTGACGTGACTAAGAACTGTAAGCGTTCAACGGTTCCAGCCACAACCCACCTTAACTTATCGACTCGAGCAGCATCCGCAAATCGCGGAGCTTCTGTTTGCGTACCACATCAGGAGGCCAGAACCACGGCGAACGCGCGAATAGGCAAATGAAGCCGTCTAGGGCGCGTCCGCCGCCGGAGGGTTTCCGTCGGTATACATCGACGGCACGTCATCTTCCTCGGTGCCGTACATTTTCAGGAAGTCTGACATTTTCAACGCTTTAACGCGTGCCGCTACCACGTCGTCGGCTTCGCCGATGGCGTCTGCGTGCATCACGACCAGGATCGACCGGGCGTGTTTAGCGGAACGCAAAGGGACGATACGCAACCAGCTTTCGCCGGTCATGTCCTCGATGCGTTCCGCTTGCCCGATCGTCAAATCGTTTTCGCGGTGTTTGCGATCCTCGAAAGTGAGCGTCCACATAGTTTCCCCTCTTGTCGACGGTTAGCCTACCTTGGCGACAGCAGTAGCCGCCGCCCACGAACCGGAGATAGCGACACCACCCGAAGTTTGTTCCGAGATTGAGAAATCGAAAATCCCGGTCCCGAACCAATACTGTGCCGTCGATGCGGTCGTCGGGTAAAAGTAGAATTTGCGGGCTACGCCGTCGATCGCAGCCGTGTAAAGCTGCGCGGTTGCGTTGTCGTAGAAACCGGCAAACGCCCCGGACGCGTCAGCGAACCCGGAAACGTACTGCTTTGTCGTGTCACCGAAACAGGACACGTCCTGTTTATCGGTCGTGAAGTCCATAGAGAACTGGTTAAGGAACGCTATCGGTTCGGCGGTGCCGCCCGATGTGATGTTTGCATACAGAATGCCGTTTTTGCCGCTGATACGCGCCATTGGGTTCTCCTATAGGGGATGGGCCGCCCCGGAACGCGGCATTCGATTGGTTACCGGAGAATTGTCCCCCCTCAGGGACCGACGTTAGCCGATGTGCCTTAAAAGTAGTGCTGCGTTGTCTTTGAATGTGCGATCCGTAACGGCGGCCCGTGCCTGTTGAGCTGCGGCAAACCGTTCGTCGGGATGGTTGAGTGCCCACCGGACGATATCTGCTAGCTCGCCGGGTTCGGTAAATGCTGGCAACATAGGGAACAGGTCGTCGCCTTCTGCTCGAGGTTCCCGAGCGAAATAGGTGCCGCACGCAGCTAGTTCCACTTCGCGTGGGCCGATCGACCATCCCGCTACGAGGTCGTCGGACATCGCTTCTTTACGGTAAATGTTTGCAGATGTGATCGACGCCCGGTATAGGTCGGCGACAGAGTCATTATCTATGCACTGGTCGCGGTCATATAGCAGGAACGGCAACAACGGCGAGTCGTCTGTTACCGACTGCCAGTTACCGGCGAACAGCGGCTCGCACGGCCAATCAACTTTTTCGAAAAGTTCTATCCGTGACGGATACCCGGTCCCGACAAACGTAAACGGGTATTGGCCGGTCCTGTTTTGGTTGTGGTGGATCTCGGGGTGGTAGCCGTGCGGAATATAGTGGGTGTTCGGGTTCACGGCCCGGAAGTCGTCTAGGTTCGTTGGGTCATTTGTTATGACCGTGTTGGCGTAGGGTGCCATTGGGATTTGGCGGGCGTCTTCGTACGGCGATTCGGTCAGCCAAAGGACGACGTGTACGCCTCGTGCCCGGAGCGCTTCGTAGATCGCCGGCGGGGTAAAAAACGATGAAACCATGACAACAATATCGGGGCCGTATTTCCAGCAGGCGGACAGGATTCCTTCTGACGCTAGGGCGTACGCTGCTTCGCTTTCAAACGCTTTCCGATATTCGCCGTCGACGGCTAGTTCTGCGTTGCAGTATAGGTTGAGGCGGTCGCCGAGGTTGAACGAGTGCGCTTCGATGCCGTTGTGGCGTAGCCCGGCAACGATGCCGCGTTGAACGTCGAGCACCGAGAAAGCCGGCCCCGGTTCAATCACTAGTGCTCTCATCGGAACACCTTTGCTAGTTCGGCTGTTGCCGCTTTCTTTATTGCTAGCGGCGCTTCACGGTACGTTTTTAGCCGGGCGGCACGCCACGGAAACTTTCCTTTAGTGCCTTTGACGTACACTCGCCGTTTAAGCCCGTAAGGGGTCCGTAATGCTTTAGCGCGACCTTGGCGCCCTTTCGCCCCGGCGCGTCCCGATTTCGATTTCAGTTTCCGCCCGGAAAGCGTAGGGCCGGCCAGTACATCTTTTGTTTGGCCGCTGGGGCCGATCTCGTGGCTCACAGTCGGATATTCGATAAGTTGCCACGGGCCAAGAGCTTTTATTGTCGCAAACTGCCCGCCAGGCGCGACCCTCGTAGACACTCGCAACCGTGCCCCCTTACGGCCCACGACCCGGCGTTGCGCTCCGGGCGCACGAACTAACGCCCCTGCGTTACGGAGCCGCCCCGAACCGTTCGTAGCGGACCTAACAGACTTTTCGGCGTTCGACCCTGCGTTTTTTGCGTTGACGCGAACAGCGGTCAACGCTACCCGCTCAGGAACCTTTGTCAGCTCGTTAACTTTCAAGACAAACTTCGCTGGTGAACTAGACACACCCATCAGGCCAACACTTCAACAGCGACCGTGAAACCGATGTGAACGCCAGCGTCGTATTCGATTTCGTCGCCTATCTGGTCATAGGCGCCGACTGTCGCGACACACTCGGCGGAACGCAACGCGTCGCCGATCGTGTCATCCGACAACAGTTGGTCCAGCCGGGACCAGCCGTCAGGAACATCAGCACGCGAAACGAGAACCGTGACGGTTACCGTCAGAGCGTAAGAGCCATCGAGGAACGTGTCAGCGATCATCGAATCGACGTTGATAATCGCCAGCGGGAAACCGTCTGTTGGTTCGTTCCGATATTTGGCGACGTACATATCAGCTTCGCTGAGCGCCGACGCTAGTTGTTCGCGGATCTCGGCGACGTTCACGCGACCTGAACCCCCGGCGCACGGACCGCCCGCACATAAGGATCAAGAAGCGTGATAGTTCGCGTCGGGACACGCGACCCCAGCACAACCCCATCGCTCTGCGCTACCAGGCCACCAAAGTTTGTTTCGGGGTCGCGTAGCAAGTCTTGGGCAAGGATCGCCGTCGCCCGTTTGACCGCGGACGGGACAGCCGCCCAGCCCCAAAGGCCCGTAACTTTGATCGGCTGGTCCCTATACCCGACAGGCCAAGTCGCCCACACCGTCTGCTTAATCGCCGTATACGGCACCGACACGCCTAGCAAGTCGTCGAAACCGCCGACGGGCAGGAGTTGATAATCGGATGTGGGAACGGTTGTCGAATAGGTGCCGTCGTCCAAGGTGTCTGTCTGGACGATGGTCACAGACTGACAGTCGGTTATTTGGACTTTGTCGCCGGTCGCCTCGAAATAGCGGGCTGATGGGGTCGGCGAAGCCCCGGTGTCCGTTTCGTGGAACTGGCGTCCGCAGTGCTGCTCAACCCAACGGGAAGCGACTTCGATCGCTGTTTCCCATTGTGTAAGCCTTAGCCCTAGTGGCGCGTCCGCCCCGGTATAGGAAGCATACTCGGGGGCGGTTAGCAGCCCGTTAGTGATGGTCACGTCATTCTCCTCATCACACCGAGGCCATAGCAGTGCTCGAATTCTTCCCAATCCCAACCGGGGTTCCGGTCAAGCCATTCTAGGCACGCTTTCCTGACAGGGAACGGCGGCTGGTTTATGAGCCCTTCGGGCTGCTCTAGTTGGGTGTCGTGCAACAGGATCACTTGGCGCGCTTTTGGGCTGTATGCGTCAAGCTCATCTAGGGTTTGTTGGTAGGCGTGCGAAGTGTCAATAAAGACTATATCCGCTTCGGGGGCAAGGTCGATTAGTTCGAGGTCGTCGCCCCATACGAACTGCCAGCACGGATGGTTTGCGATCTCGGGGTCTACCCGTGGCGCGTCGATGTCCGCGGACCAAACAGTCCCGCCGTTGTGTTCCATAGCTGTTAGGAACGCTGCGGTCGAAACGCCGGTTCGTACGCCGAGTTCAACAACGGATGTTGCGCCTAGCTCGACGCATAGGTCGTGCATGTATTGAAGGTGCCCGGAGATATCGGACGGGGTGTTTCGGTACCGGTCAAATAGTTCTTTTATCATGGCGCCCAATAGCCTTTCAGGTGGCTGTGATGCGAAAGCCAACGGTCGGGGCGGGCAGGGGTCAAGAACCCTTGCAAGAACGCCTGCGACATTGGTAGTTCGTACATTGGCACACCCGCCCGCCAGGTAGCGTACATGAAACCTATCTGATCGGCCATCGACCACTCATATTCGGCGTCCCATAAATAGCCGGCGGTTAGCGTCGCGTCATTGTGTGCCCTTGCGACTACTGCGGTATGCCGGACGGAGGTATCAGCGGGGAGCCCTTCTGCGTGGAAGCGCTCGACTTGCTGCTCGAGCATCTGGTTTTGGTAGCGGGTTTGTTGCAACGATTCGGCGGCTTCGGCGGCTAGTGTCGGGTTCCACGGGTGCGGCCACGTCGCGAACCCGTCTCGGGCATATTCGACACATTCGGCGGTGAACGTCGGCGACAAGACTTGCACGGACGCGTCGACCCACACTGATGCGTCGCAGTCCGGCGCATAGAGGGCCGGGAGCATCTTCGGCGCTTTCGCCGCGAGCAGCCCAATCATATGCGGTTTAGGCCAGTACACGACTTCCCACACATCCGATTCCACGGTCAGGTCGTCGGTTAGCAACATGCACCGCACGTCGCCTTCCTGTTCCGGGGGATGCTTTAACGCGTCGTAGTTGCCATAAAGTGCGGAAAGAAGTAAGGCGGTCATGTAGCCCCCTCAGGCTGCTAAGTATCGGTCCGCTGCGTCAAGCGCTTCGGAAATCGTGACGTCCATATCAAGATAACGGTAGGTACCTAACCGTCCGACAAACGTTACATTCTTTTCTTGTGCTGCGCGTTCAAGATACGAGGCGTGCAACATCGGTTGATCGTGCATCGGGTAAAACGGGATATCAGCCGGGCCGCATTCAGCTGGCACTTCACGGGTAACGATCGTCCGGTCGTGCGACTCCCACGGCGCTAAATGTTTATGTTCGGCGCTGCGCGTCCACGGGATACCGCGGTCCGGGTAGTTCATTAACGCAACACCCTGCCAATCCCCCGACGATTCGATGTGTTGAAACCGTAACGTCCGATAATGCAACGCGCCGTCATCATGCCCAAACCATCCGTCGAGCGGACCTGACCAGAAGGTGTGTTCCCCGCCACGGGGGCACGCCTCATTGAGCCGTACGGTGATGTTCGGATGGTCCAAGATCCGTTCAAAGATCGGGGTGTAACCGTTGCGGGGGATGGCTTGCCATCGGTGCTCGAAATAGTTGTCGTCGTAGTTGAACCGGACCGGGAGGCGCCGGAACACTGACGCCGGCAAGTCTTTGGGGTCGCAACCCCATTGCTTCGCGGTGTACCCGGCGAATAGGAGACGGTACAAGCGTTCGCCGACGGCCCCAATGGCGGCATCTTCAAACGTGTCACCGCCTGTTCCTAGCTCAAGTAGTCGCCGTGCGCCTTTCGGTGTTTCTGTTGTCCCGAACGCCTGGTTTATGGTGTGCATGTTCACCGGCAGTGAGTACACGCCGCCCTGAGCGGTCGACATAACTTTCAGCCGGTACGGTTCCCACATCCCCCACTTGTTCACCCAACGCCAGACCCGCTCGTTTGATGTGTGGAAGATGTGCGGCCCGTAGACGTGGACGTTTATGCCGTGGCGGCGTTCGGTGTAGCAGTTCCCGCCGACGTGGCTGCGGGGCTCCCATACGGTCACACAGCGCCCTGTTTCAGCGAGGCGGCGTGCGATCACTGCGCCGGACCAGCCGGCACCCGCGACGTTGATCATTTGCTGTTGTTGCGGAGCCTGCGGCCGACGTGCCAACCGAACTCGGTTCCGCAGTAATCGCAGATGACATCGAAAGCCCCTGACCCGGCGGGCCAATGTCGGCGAGCGCAAAGAGACTTCAATGGCTCCAGTGGACCGATGAACCCATGTGGCGTGCAGTGCCGTTCTATCGAACTCATGCCGACGCCTGCGTGTTGTCGCGGAGCCTGCGCTCGAACAGGCGGCGGTCCTGGTCGTAGTGCGCTTTCCCCTTGCGGTACACGACGTCGTCTTCGGCCTTCCCGAAGATCGGATGGTTGTGTTCCACGAGAGCGCCGAGCGCCGGGGCGAACACGCCACGTTGACGGGCGACCGCCGACCATTCGTCGTCGCAGAAATTGTGCCGGTACCCTTCGTGTACTAGGACGCCGGGGCCGTCCCACGACGCGCCCTGTTCGTCAATGTAGGTGCGGCGGATCATTGGGTGCGTTGCGTGGAATCCGTCGGCGACGCGACGGTTTCCTAGGTCGTTTGTTGCGACTAGGTCGGCGCCGGTAATCGCAGCGGTTTGCTGCGCGTGGTCCAACCAGCCCGGATGAAAACGCACGTCATCGCCGACGACTAGCAGCCACGGTTCCGAAGTGTGCGCATATCCGAAATTTGCTTTTTGCGGGAACGAAGACCGCCCCGTTTCCGTTAGTAGCACTTCGGCGCCGGCAGCGATCCACGCCATGTAAGTTTCGGGGTCGTCGGGGTCTGCGATGGCATACACGGCAGCTAGCCCGGTTGACGCACGCAACGATTCCATAAACGGCCGCGCGTTTTGCGGCCGGTTCATCACAGGGACCACAACCGCTACCTGCTCGGTCGCCGGTTGCGGCCGCACCTGCGCTAGAAACGTCGACTCGGTCACATAAACCGTTTTGGCGTGCGAAGTCTTCACGCCCGTATGCACATACGTCGGAAAACCACACATTTTCGCACGGGCACAAAACGACGTGTCTTCACCCCACAGCTTCTTCCCACGAGGATGCTTCATGCGGTCGAACGGCTGGCCGAGTTCCGGTTTAGCTGCGATCGCCTCGAACACCGTGCGGTGAATGAGCAGCATTGCTGCGCCAGTAGCGGAACATTCGACAACGCTGTTTGGCTTATACCAGAAACGGGGACGGAACGCAAAATCGTCGTCTCGTTCCACAAGGTCAAAGATCGTGGGAAACGGGACTTTAACTACAGCGTTTGCGTGGTCCATCCGATCGGTGATCGGACCGAACCCAAAACATAAACCGCCGACGATTGGACGGGCGACCGGGTCAGCGACCGCCATCAGATCCTCGAGCGCTGTATGGTCCCATCCCATGTCGGCGTCGACGAACAGCAACCATTCGGCGGTCGAGCTAAGCAGGTTTTTTGCGACTTCGTTGCGGCCTTCGACGACGCCGGCGGATGTGCAACGCTGGAACGCGTACCCGCCGCGCCACACCCGCTGTTGACCGCCGAGGTCGGCGGCTAGCATCGGGTTCCAAGAATCCATAAAGTTTGGGTGGTAGCCGTGGTCGTCGTCGACGAGGACCGCTACCCGGACTGATCCGGGGTCAATCGTCACGGCGGACCGACCGGCGCTCACCGGGAGACGCGGAGGCTTGTTCCACGCGAGTTACCGGAGGGATAAACCCTCGTGGCAACGGTTCCCCGGATGGCTCATCGCCGAACAGTTCGGGATGAGCTTTTACGAGCGGATAATCCGCGTGCCATTTTTGGCCTATACGGATCTCGGTCGGATATTTGCTGCCTGCGTCACGTACGTTTGTGTCGTATCGCGGATATTTATATTTTGCCATCGTTTCCCCTGGGCGGTGTAGGCGGTTATTCCCCCCGGTCCGACCGCCTAGGCAGACCGGGGGGAATCCTTAATTACTAGGCGTTCAGAAGAAGCCTGAATGCGTTCGTGTTGACGGTCTTGCCGCCGACACGCCACCAGAAGTAAAGGCCGCGGGTTCCGTTGGGCCGGTTGTTGGCGCCCATCAGATGCGGGATGAACTCTACTCGGGAGCCTACACGATCAAAGATCACGTAGTTTCTGAAATCGCCGACGACGAGGATGTTAGCCGCACCGGTCGTACCGGAGAAATCGGGGAAACCCGAGTTCTCGTAGTACGGACGGCCCAACACCGCGAAGTTGTACGGCTGGGTAAGGTCGACGGTCTGGTTACTGAGCCCGCCGGTCGTGTCGAAACCTCTGACTTCGTTCATGGCGTCGATTGACGACATGAACGCTGCCTGGCCTCGGTAACGAGGACCGAGAGCACCGAACAACGCTCGCACGTCAACCGCACCGAACGAACCGTCGGTGGTCGGCAACACGCCAACAGTCGCCGACGCGGCAAACAAGTCGGTGAGGATACCGTACGGGTTGTCTGCGATACCGGAACCGGTCGCGAAACCGGCCGTCTCTAGGGTGTCTTTCGCTTCGCCGAACAGCATCGACATTTCCGACGCGAGGCCGGTCCAGTCGCCTTCGATCTCCACGGAGAACGGCACGAACGCCGCAGCCTTGTGCGAAACAACGGTAGCCTGCCCGAGAGTCGGCCCATCATCAGAAACTTGAATGGCTTCCGAATCCCATGATGCGGTGATACCGGCGGACGTGACGCCACGCCAAGTGTCATCAATGCCGGTGACGACACGCGACACCTGACGCATCGGGTTTGCGGTACCGGAACCGGTGAAGATGATCGACGGGTCGAGCAGCGCCGGGACGGCATAGCCGCCGTTAGCGTCAGCGAGCGCGAGGCTCGTGCGGGACTCCTCGACTGCGCGGCGCTCGTCGTTCGACAAAAGCCCTTCGCGGCCGGTGATGTACTTCCCGAATGCAGACCGGTACTCGGGTCGGCTGGTCGTAATGACCAGCTTCGCGAGACGAGCATCAAGGTTCTGAATGAGCCCTTCGGCTTTCTCTTTCGAGTCGGATGCAAGGTGGCGGGCTTCGCTACGCTCGAGGATTGAGCGGGCGGCGTCCTTTACCTGGCCGGCGTCCATCATGCGGAGGTCGGTGCCGTAGGCGTCAACCTTTGCCATGATCTGGAACGGCGACCCGCCGAAATCGCGGTTCTGTTCCTTTGCCGTGGCGTGAGCGGCCGCGATACGCTGCGAACGCTCGTTAGCGGCGATGCGGGCAGCGCGGCGTTCGTCGGCTTCGGAGATCAGTTCCTCGGAACGGGCGACGTCGTCGGCGGTGGGATCGGGGAGAGCTGCGAGGAGTTCTAGCTCCGCGTCAATCTCACCGAGGCGGGCGTTAATGTCGTTAATCAACATGGGGGGCCTTTCGGTTCGTGCCGGAAACGCATAAGCGTCGCGGCGATCTGGTTGCGGTAATCCTCTGCATGGTCGACGACCGACACATCAGGCATTTGTTCGTCGGAACCGACGGCGTCGGGTTCCGTTCCGGTGTCGTCGCTGCGCCCAAGAGCAGGCAGCGTCGACAGGATCTTTTCAACTACTTTTAGTCCGGCGCGTTCGGTGAAACGGGCCACAAACCGCGGGTCGGTCATCAACGACTCGATAAAGTCATCTGTCCCTGAGCGTACACCGGCCGTGGCGTCAGAATACGCACCCCAAGTAACAGGCCCATGCTCGAAATGGTGAACGGCCCTTATGGTACGTTCGGGGAGTTTGTCAGGGTTCGACGACGTGGCTTTCTTTGGGTCTACCCATTCTTCGGCGGTGACCCGGAACCGGAAAGACGCCCCCAACTGCCCCGCACGCAACGCCGGCAGTAGATCGTTTACGTATGGCGTGTCAAACAGTTCGGATTCGTAATAAGCGCCCTGGGCGTCTTCTCGGAGCACGTCGGGGGCGCCTAGTGGCTTGTCGCCAATCTGCGGGTCTCGTCCGTGTTGGAAAATCACCCGGATTTGGCCTCGTTGCGCTTTGAACGTGTCCCGGAACGCACCCTGGCCGATCCGCTCCAAGAACCGGCCTTCGAACATCGAGTTTATTTCGGTCCATGTGTCAAATACCGAAAAATGGCCGAACAAAGTCCGGCCGTCGGCGCCGCCGTCAGTGGAGCCGAGCGCGATGGTCGACGTTGACGGCGCCGACGAGCGGATCAGGTTATCGGTAGGGGCGGCGCGTTCTGATGTGGTCATGTTTGATCCTTCGTGGGTTGCGCTTAGGCAACCGGGAGCGCTTGGGGGGCCGGGACAGCGGACGGGTCAAGCGGAGGCGCGGCGGCTAGCGTTCCGGGCGGCTGGAGCTGCACGGAAACCAGCCCGGAATGGCTGAGTACCGAGAAATCTCCGGTCGTGACAGCTTCAATCGCCGAATCCGGGTCGAAACCGCCGTCAATCAACGTTTTTAACGCTTGCGCCTCGACCTGTTTAATATCTGCGGCGTCTTTTACGTCTTCTTGGCAGAATGAGATGTCGCGATCGTCGAACCATAGGCGCGATGCTCGAGGCGCAATCAATAGCGTCGACATTGCCCCTGCGACAGACCGCCACAACGGCCGGATCGTCCCATCGGAGAACCTGCGACGCGCCGCCTGATAGTTCCCGGCGTTCAACGACGAACCTTGCATCGACTCGGACAGGCCGACGATAGACGCCGGCACACCCGCAGCGGCGGCGATACGCGACTCAATCGCGCCTTGCACGTTCTTTAGGTTTAGTTGCTCAAAGTTCGCGCCGACTACCTTTACGTCGGCGCCGCCACCCAAATACAAAGTCTTAAAAGCGTTCGCGACACCTTTGTGCGAAGCGTCCATTTTCTCTACAAACGATTCGAATTGTGCCGGTGAAACCCCGGCGTCTAACGAAACAGCCATATTTGGCGTTGCACTATTCTGCATAAACGACGTCTTATAGCGGGTAAGTTCCGTGTCCGCTGTGACATCGGGCAGGATTGCGTCGAGCCACGAACGGCCCCTAAACGGATGCGTCGGGTCTGGCAACGGCCGATAATGCGCGACTTCGCTAGCGTCCCACTGGCCGACAACATTCCCGGCCTGGTCAGTGACCGCGTACCCGACCAGCTCGCGCGAGTAGCCGCCGAGATCCGCGTCGATGATAATGACTTTAGTCGGGTCAAGCCGGGTAAGTATGTCGCGGTTACCGAAAGCGGATCGTTCACGTATCCAATAACTGTTCCCGTAGAACGACGCGTCGACCTCGCAGCGGGCCAAAAGGTCGCCGGTTGTAGCGGTCTGCCACGGCGATTCCAGCAATTCGAGTTCCTGGTTCCCGAACAGTTTCCCTGGGCGGCCACCGTTCAAAGACTGCCATGTAAAACGGGCTTCGGCGAACACAAGCAACCTGACAGCTACGCACGCTGCGACAATCGGGTTTCTTTGCCCTTGTGCTGCTGTCAACTCTGCGTAAGACGCCGCCGGGGTGATGTACTTGATACCCGAGAACGTAAATTCGTTCGTTATCAGACGTAGATATTCGTCGAATGAGAAAGTCGACCGGGATTCGTTGCTACGTGTTGACAACAGACGAGCTAGCCCCATCGGTCACCTCACGTTCTTTCAGAAATCCGACGACGACCGCAGCGCAGCCCGACACGCACAACGCTACCCCAACCCCGGCCCAAAGACCGAGAAGCGCACCAATAAACAACCCTAGCCCCAACGCGCCAAAAAAGCCGCCTACTATTTGCAGCCGTTCACCGCCACGCTCCAAGAGGCACCATCACTTCCGACTTTGTTGCCGCAATATACGCCGCTTGCGTCAACGCTACGAAAGCGCTGACATCCCCGGCGCGTTGATCCCACACAAACCCATCACCAGAAGGTTTCTTCACCGTAGCCAAAACCGCAGCATCCAATTGCGGATGCTTCCGGACCCTAACCTTACCAGCAGCGACAGCGTCGAACATCCATCCGCACGCCGCACGCAAATCAGAATGCGAAATCAACTCGACTTGTACGCCTTCCGCTTGGATCTCTGCTATCAGCGACCCAGCCGGCCCCGATTCTTGCACAGCTACCGTCGAACCATGCTTTATTGCCAATTCGGCAACTAATTCAACAACCCAAGGGCCCATAGGCCGATATGCGCCAAGTTCACACAAACCCGAACGATCAGCACACGCGATAGCAGCGTGCGTCCTTTCAGGGTTCACCGCCAAAGCAAACGTCAAACCGCCGTTAAACACGTCCGGCGACTCGACCGCAGCCCACTGCCCCGCACGGAACACCGCGTCAATAACCTCATCCTCGTCGAACACCCCTAGCCGTTCCCGGCAGAACTGCTCGAGCCCTTCGTCAAACATCGAAGCAAACTCCGACGCCACAAAATCTTCAGAGATCCGATGACCTAACGCCGGGTTCGCTTGACGCCACCACGTTCGATCCTCCGGGCTGTCGCGCGCCTCGACCGGTGCCGACCACTCCAACCAGCACAACGACCCAGGAGACGGCGACAAAGCACGTTTACGGACCGCTCGCAACTGCACAGAAGAACGCATCCCCGCCGACGACGTGTACCACAATTGTGGGTTACCGGTGACCGACTTCGCGGCCATCGTCGGCAAAATCGCCGCCATCGTGTCCGGCGTCAACGCAAACGCCTCGTCCAAGATCACACAATCCCCCGTGAACCCACGCGCCGAAGTGTTGTTCCGGGCTAGGAACTTGAGCCGGGCGCCGGACGTCAAAACAATTTCGGTCATTTCGTTTGACTGGTAGTAGCGGTGAACCAATGCGTTTAGGTGTGGGGTGTCTTCTATCAGCCGGCGAACCCGCAGGTAAGCCTCCTTCGCGGTCTTAAATTCGTGGGCCGACCAAATAATTAGCCGTTCGTCAAACAGAAAAAGGCCCGCAAGCGCTCGAGCCTCCAAGATTGACCCTTTGCCGTTCTGACGCGGACACACCAACCCAACCTCGAACGCCGCCCACTTACCGTCAACCTCGCCTAACGCCTCATCAAGCGCTAACGCCTGCCATTCATCAAGGAACAAACCGGCAGAGGCTGCGATGTCAACCGCCTCTTGCCCCGCGCTTTCCGTCCGGGGTGGCACCACCAGTACTCGCGGGAGCACGACGTTTTGAACGCTTAGCTGCGATTTCGTCAAGTGGATTTATCCCCTTCGCCAACGGCAACGCATCCAACGCCGCCAAAACCGACTGTAACCGGCCCGCCAACGAAGCAACGTCTTTCGGTTCTGCGTCCTCAAGCGTTCGGGCCAGCAGATCACGTAGCGCCGTCAAGCCATCCCGATTTGATTTTTGTACTTCGGCCAGCAAAGCAACTCCTATCAGCTATTTATACAACCACCATGCACCATTTATGCAACTCTATACACCCCAAATGTATGGCAATGCACTTTATTGCGTGGGGAGAGAACGGACTTGGGCCGGGGTACTGACGCGCCGAGCCCCGCCCCGTCGCCACCCCACCCCCCTAGCCACATAACCCCTGGTCAGAGCGTTGCATAGGCCTCTGACCTGCGGTTACGCGCGACGGTATCACCCCTGGTCAGAGGCTCGACTGCATAACGTGTGC